ACCAGACATATCGGCACCTTCAGCCATTAACCTATATGCGCCAGCACCAAGGGCACCGGCTTCTAATAATGATGCAGGATTTGAGTGTTGGGCAGTACCGTCTGCTAGATGAGCGTTTGTCTTGAGGACTGGAATACCCTTGAAACCGAATGGCAGCATATCCTTTGGTACACATGCATCGCCACTGTCTACAAGGTCATGAACAAGAACTCTAACAACGGAAGACTTATTAGGGTACTTCCCGCTGATTACCATTCTACGTTCGTCATCATCCTCAGCATCAAAATCGAATAGCACTTTATAATCACCAATTTGACGAGCAATATATCTGTCGCTCTGGGGATCAAGGCTACATTCTGGATAGCTCTCGACAATCTCTTTATTGAGGTCTGTGTCGCTAAATCGACGAATCTGAACTTCAAAGGTTCCATAATCGTAGTTAGGATCAGTCGACGCTCTTACATTTGCAATCGATACCTTTAGTTTATCATTAGCATATGCACCATCGGATAACGTTTCAAAGCGGAAGAGGTCATACTCTGTGCCACCAAAAGGCTGCGAAATAATCCATGGGGTCGTAGGCGTGGTGTAACGTGTGTCAAATCTTCCGAATGTCTGGAGGAATTCTTCCTGGCCACCACCAAGCTCAGCATTCGTTGAAAGGTTTGCCCTGTGCCCACGCATGATCGCAACTGAACTAGCTGCCTCATCAACTGTTGCCAACTCTGCTTCTACAGCGTAGTCAGCCCACAATAGGTGCTCATGTTCCTGGAATTTGTCAGGGTCGGTATTTAAGATCTTTCCAACATATGATACGTTGGATGGATCCAAGGATGCTGTCATAATTCGCAAGCCGGCAATACCATCATCTCTACCATAATCAACGCCTGTAGATGACGATAGGATTAATTTGAATGTGCCGCGTGCGGAACTTGTGTCATCGTACCCGACGATAGTTGCATAATCGTTTGTGGATCTTAATGTCCAGTCAACAGAAGTGATATCAGCATCACCACTAGCAACCAATACTCGAGTACCAGAAGCAACCATAATAGATGCTCGGACGAGGTTTGCTATATTATCAGCGGAACCGTCTGCATCAATACTGTCGTTGTCAGTAAAGCTTGGGAAACCCTCTGACTCCATGATTGAGATATCATGGCGTGCAACAATAAACTGCATACCGCCCTGCAGGCGTGAATCTGTTCCGGCAAGGTTTAGCTGGGAAGCATCTTCACCTGCGCGAGGACCACCACCAGAGTGATCGGGAATTGCTGGAAGGCTTGGATATTCATTATCGCTACCATCATTGGCAACGACAGCAAAACCTGCGTTCTTTACAATCCCAAAAGAATCAGTATTACCAATATCTGTTAGTGATTCATTTGCGCCGGCACCTAATACTCTCATATAGGTAACAGCTTTTCTGTGCTTTAAAAATTCTCGAACCGCATATGGACCGAACCGGTGTGGGTCAAGGGTACCGAATGTAGTTTCGAAGTCCGCAAACGAACCAACTGTTACTGGTACGAATGCCGGACCCTTCACTGCGGTGCCGATAATGCCCCCAGGGGTGCCAGTAGGCGATTGCTTACGTGCTGATAGATCTATTTCCTGTTCAAAAAATCCAGGCGATCGGAATGTCTGTTCTGCCATTAGAAGATTCTCCTTGGACTCATGTCGCTCTTTACTAAGTATTGGGTAGAATCCCAAACTTCTTGTTTACTATGCTCTCTAAACATTATATTTCCCCCAAATCTGTGGATAGGCCCTCTCGATAGACGGTTTCACCCTTTCTTTGGTTTCTAGTTTTAACTCTAACGATCTTTGTCACTTTCTCTCCAGTGAATGGATCATGACTAATTCTTAAAGTTTGTTGTACGGAATCACTTGTTGAATATCCACCAAGTGCTGCCTGTATTTTCTCCGGAGATTTTGATCCGGCTGAAGACTTATAAGACGCAGCCCTATTATCTGCAGCTGCTACAGAGGCACCAGTTTGATCAACACCGGCATGCCGTAAGGTTGAAGCTGGTCCAGATGCCCCAATTCCTTGCCCAGGAAGAGGAGAGTCTTTCACAGCAAAGTCATGTAAGATATATGCGTTGACATCCGCAGACTGAATTCCTGCCGGAACAGGATCCACCGGAACACCGGCAGGGCCATTGGAGGCAAATGCTGTCTCTGGTGCAGAAACATACCTTCGTAACGAATTTGATGAGCCTGGATAGTCAGGCATTATTAAATAACCCGGTACACTGACACTAAAGCTGTATCTCACTAGCCTTTCATCTTCACTAAAGTCATCATGGTTATTTCCAGGAGATAGTGAAGCATCAAAGTATGCAACAAACCAATAACCCTTATCCGTTTCAATTCTAAAGCTACGGGCGCGTTGATCATGGTATGTTGTCATAATTGCGGCTAACATATCGTTCATCTGTTGGGTGTACTGGGCCCACACTGTGACTTCGTATGTTGTTTGAAAATACTTTACCGGAGGCATTGTTATAATTTCAAACATATTGGCGCCGTCAACTAATGCTTTAGTCCACAAACCTGATCTTGTGTCTTCATCTGGGTTGAAATCAATCCTTCTAGATGCCAGTTCTCCAGGCTCTGTCCCAGAACCATCACCGGAAATTTTATGTTTTGAATGATCGGCCGCGTCCTGGTTCTTAATCCCACGCTTATTTAGTAATCGTTGATATCGTGGATCATCTTTACTAAGCTTTTTCTTAATAACATGTGGTCCACCCTGTCCCGGGCCCATACCTCTTTCTGGTTTCTGAGATATGTCTGTCCGCATTATCGAAATCAATGGTAGTATTAATGCTCCTGCCTTGTCCCTTAAAGGTCTCTTTCTCCTTAGGATGGCAAACCTTTCGCCTGTCGCAAAGATGACAGGAGGCCTCTTCGATGCACCCTCAAACATATAGAATAATGGTATCTCATTATTAAACAAATTGAATAGTGCTCTATCAACATCTTCAAGCGTACATGATGGAACAAACTCTTCGATAGCAACATTCTGGCCTTCATACCCAGTTGCCTTGGAGACGCCGTCTAACTTTGTTTTATCTAATCTAGTTGACATAATACCTCCTACTCGTCACCATAAAATGATGAGTCTGTTGTTCCTACATTTGCTTTAGTTGAAACCTCATGAGGACCAGAAATAGGTTCATCAAGCTTTCCATTTTTCTGTAGTTCTCGAACGTCGCCGGTCTTTCCTTCACTATTCTCTTCAACACCGCGTTGCTGAACAAATGTATCTTGTACTGCATCGGCATCATCATTCTCTTCAGATGTTGGGCCGATTGGTTTGAAGTTGATTTGTCCTTCACGGGCCTGTTTCCCAGTTACCTTAAATCCTGTTTGGTGCTCAACTTGCCCATACACATTTTTATCAGCAATCGAAGAAATGATTTCAAAGAATAATTGTCCATAACTGAAGTAATCACCAGTGCGGACCTTGATTTCCTTATTTAATAGATCGCGTGCGTGAAGGAAGACGTCGATGGTTGCGGTCTCTTCAGCTCCATACCGAGTAGTCTTGAAAGACTCTGGTTGCCACTCAACCAAAGCATCAATCTCTATCGGTGGATCAAAGATCTTGTCCATCGCTTCTTCATATACATCATGCACTTTTGTTAAATCCTCTCGAACTTTGTAGTAATATATTTTCTGTCCAATAACATCCTTCGTGATTTCCTTCGTTAAGTCAGAAATGTAATCAATTTCACGAGGTGTTACAAAAAGCCTTGCCATAATTTATCTCCTACCCGACAATAATCGCTTTGCCTCCAGGAGGTGGCATATGGCTCAAGATCTTTCGCATATTCTCTACAGTTGCCGCTTCATCTTCGATCATCTTACTATATGTTAGCTCGGTGAGTGTCTCACGTAGCTTTGTCGAAAGATTTTCTTTTTCCTCTCGACCTTGTGATACCAGATCAGCACCATTTAACTGTAGTTCTCCTCCCGGAATTGGGACGGAACCAAACTTTGATCTAATTAAACCTAATAATTCTTTACTTAAAGCCAATGTCATTTGGCGCATCCATTGGCGTCCCATAGAGTTTATTTTAGAGAACTCTAAATTGCCATATGGAATATTTGATAAATTGCTAACCCCGTATATCGTATCTTCCTGATATGAAGCCTTAAAAGGATCAGGGCTATAAGCAACTCTTACCCATAACTTCTTTGGATCATTTGAGGTTGGCTTTGGATATATCCTTAACTTGGTACCAGAAGTTCTATACGAGTAGTTGGAGCGTCGGACCCTGTTTGAAATGTCCATTTGTCCTGCCCTAAGAATGTCTTCAAACACCGGCAGTACATAGAAAACTGTTTCTGGGGTAAATGACTCAAATGAGAATTCATTATTCAAGTAGTTTATTGCTGACGTTGTGTCAAAAAAGCGATAAGCTGCTTGCGGAGAGTAATGCATAATCTCCATAATCTTCATCTTGGTCTTGAAGTCACCTTGAAGATCAAATATTTTCTCTCCGTCATCATTAACCAAGTCATTATAGATGTCGTAGTCCTGTTGATCTTTTACTAATTGGATTGAACCAGAGACCGAATCATATGATCCACCCATCCCTACATCATGTGCATAAGGGGAAGCTCTGTGGAGCATGAACTCAAGATTCTCTAGTGGATATGTTTGCTCTTTGCCAGAAGGTCCGGTGTAAAGGGTCTTATCTCGATTTTCTCCAGGCTGTCCCTTTACTACAGTTTCAAATGTATCAACACTTCCGGTTGGGATTCCAAGGAGATTCATCAACTGGGATTGGGCCTGGAATTCGTTTATTATACTTCCGTATTCTAAAAACGATTCTTCAAAACATGCCCAAATTTGCTTCTTAGTTAGCTCGACGCTAAGGATGTCGTCACCTAACTTTCTTTTGACAAAGGTAACCATGGCGTCAGCTTCTTGCTGATACGCTACGTCTGCATCAAAAAACCCAAATGGAGTAGGGTTCAATGTCTGTGCAAATGTTGCCATAATTATTACTCCCGTTGAATACTCCGCTCACTATTTAATTATTCAGTGAGACGGCCGATATTCCAGGGCAGCAGTTATAACAGCTCGATAAATGACTGGCCCCATGTGGCGTTTACACCCAGGCTCTCAGAAAAAATTTGAAAAAAAATAAAAAAGGCGGGCATTGCTGCCCGCCTTAGTTAAGTTGCTGGACCTTGAGCTATGCGGTAAGGTCCTCTACTAACGCTACCCAGCCAAGACCGTTTGATAAAAGATAAACATGATCTTCAGCAGCCTTAAAGGCGAGGGTTGCGCCGGCGCCGGCTGCATTAGTATAGCTCACCACAACTGAACCACCTGCACCAGGTACGGAGTCCATACGGATAAGCTTCTTAGCACCTGCAGCAGCATTAGCTAAGGTTGCGGTACCTGCCACCGAGGCTGTAGCCTGGCGTACGACGGACGTTCCAAATGTTTGTAGCACGCTACCATTTGCGTTAGTCGACTCACCAGTTGCAGCGGTCGTAATCGTCCAGTCTTGATCCTCATCAGCACCGAGACCAACTAGCTCACCCTTTGTAAGGTTAGGACTAGCACCGGTCTCACCAATAGGGAGCACTTCAATCAGAATAGATGTGTTAGGACCTACGTTCGTCGCCTTAAGGACGTCCGAAACATCATTCTTACCAGTCTGGGAGCCAGTAGGCTCGCCGTCGGCTTCATCATACCCGAGGACGTTATCCAGGTCGCTATAATCAATAAGATCACCACCGGGATTTGCGACATTGATTCTACCTACAATTGCTTGAACCACTAGCGCGGCAGTTACGATGACGTTGCCGGTGCCAGTCGTATCGCTGATTCGAATTGACTTCTCGGTGTCAAACCCTTCAGCTACACCAGGATCGGTTGCAGTTGTATCACCTCCATCAAACCAGACATAGTAATTACCATCTGGGGTAGGAATTGTGAAATACTTACCAGCTAAATCGATTACGGTAGAACCGTCATCATCATCGACAACAATTGGTACAATTGCATATTGTGCGGAGGTTCCGATTGTCTCGGACTCCATTAAAATAGGGGCATCATTCACCTGAAAACCAGAACCAGCTTCCTGGAGGATACCCTTTGCATTACTAAATGTTACTTTAGGCATTTTCTTTCTCCTTTATAAGTTGGTTGGTTATTATACGTACAGGCTTCCGACGACTGACCAGGCGGATCCGGTCCAAACCATATGAATGAAGTTGCCGTTTACAGTCAGGGAACTACCAATCTGTGTGTCAGTAGCGTCGTCAACACGTACTGTATCACCACCAGCCGCCCTGTTAGCAAGGATGACTGTCTTAAGCTGACCAGCAGCTGTGCCATTTGCAATGGTGACTATTTGGTCGGCTGCGCCGACACCGTCTGTAGTTACGTTGGTGATACCAAAGCCTTCGCCGTCGACCGCACCAGCTACAGAGTCGGTTGTTACTGCTTCGATTTCTTCTAAAATTGGGGCATCATTGACTTGGAAGCCAGTGCCTGATTCTACGACTAATCCTTTAGCCGAACTATAAGTTACTTTTGCCATGATCTTTCTCCTTTTGCGTTGCATGATTCCGAAGCGCTGGCAAGTCAGCTGATCAAAATGCTCCGGGCCTACTAATATGTATTGCAGGCAAGTATAAACTGACCCCCCTATATTGTATCACACATTTATGAACTTTGCACTCAAAACAAAAAAAAGGGGACAGCCCGAAGACTGTCCCCTTAAAGGTTTCTAACCCGTTCTAAGATTAGATGACGTTAAGGTCCAAGACCGTAACAGTACCGTAGAAGTCGGAACGAACCATCTTCTTACCGTAGCGAGTCATGACACCCTTTCTTGGGGTGAAGTCCTCTGGCTGGAAGATAGTAGGAGTAACGATGAGTGGTACGTACGGAGCGTAAACGTAGCCGGTCTCAAGGTAACTTCCGCCCTTGTATCCAACAAGGATTCTGTTACGTGGGAAGTATGGGTCCTTATAAACCGTAAAGCGGTTTGAAAGGGTACCAACCTTATCAGCACCAATTGTCATCGGAGCACCAACCTGTCCTTCACCATCAAGGCTGTAGGAAGGTC